GAAACTCAGAACAGCGGCGACGGCCTTTTGCGTTAGCTTACCTAACCCACCCGCAAATGATAGCGTAGCCGCCAACGCCTGCGCGTAATGATGAAACCCGGCGGTGACAAGTGCTCCGGTGAATGAGAGTGTCGCTGTTAATGCCAGCGTCGAGTGGTGAACGGCGGCGGTCGCCATCGCACCGACAAACGAAAGCGTGGCAGCAAAGCTTGACTTGACCGTTGTCTTGAAAAGCGCGCCGGAATCGGACAGCGTTGCGGTGATACTTTTGGAAATCTTGCGCGTCTGCGCACTGACGAAGCTTAACGTTGCCGTGATGCCGTGAGATGTTTGTCTGATGAGCGCGCCGAGAAAACTGAGTGTGGCGGCGAACGCTTTATTGATTTGCTTCGTCAACGCGCCGACGAACGAAAGCGTTGCGCTTAGTCCGTGAGCGATCCGGCGAGCAAGCGCGCTGACGAAAGAGAGCGTTGCGGTCAACGTTCTGCCGGTTTGCTTAACGAGCACCGCCGAGTCGGTCAGCGTGGCGGCGAGCGCGAGAAAATGGAGTGCGCCGCGCGCGAGCGCGCCGACAAATGAGAGCGTCGCTGCGAACGCGCTCTTGATCACGCTTTTTGTGATCGCGCCGACGAAAGAAAGCGTGGCCGTCAAACCGTGCGCGATTGCTCGCGAGATCGCGCCCGTGAAACTGAGCGTTGCCGTGCTCAAGTGCTTTGTCAGGAGCGTGATCGCTCCGACAAATGACAGCGTTGCCGTCATCAGATGATTGGTTCGAATCGCCTCGGCGCTCACGAAGTTGAACGTTGCCGCGAATGTTTGCGTATACTGCTGCGCCGCTGCGGCGAGCATTGGCGGCTTGAGCCGCCTCGGAATCGGAAATACTCTACCCCATCTAGCCATATTTCCCTACTCCTTACTTAAAAGAATGATGCGCGTTTGATTGCTTGGTTGACTGACAGTGTCATACCGACCGGAGAGGGTGAGACTTTGAACGAAGCCCCTACTCCTTGCAGTGTGGAAATGTTGGTCGTGACCGAAGCGGTTGATACCACCGTGTCTGCTCCCGAATTTGACGTCGTGCCAGTCGCGTAACCAAACGCCCAATGCGTTGTAGAACTACTCCCGTTGTTACTTCCCGCTGCGGTGAAGGTTGCGTTGTTGGATGTAAATGTGCAATTCCCCGTATTGCTAGAAGTGTAAGACAAATACGATGCCCCAAGCAGCAACTCCCCGACCGTAGCGTCTGCTGCCGCGAGCGTGACAGTAAGCGGGGAAGTCGCCCCGTTTCCAGAGCCAGTCTGATCTTGCGGCGAAGCTGTGTTTCCGGAAAATTCTGCTAACTGCGCGTTTATGGTCGCGCCGGTAACTCCCGCAAAAGTCGGAGCGGAGTCGCTACCAGCCGCTACTTTGTAGAATATGGCCGGGAAGAGCGTTGTTCCGGCCGAGACGGCTTTCGTCCATCCCGAAGGGGTAGCAGTAAGAACCGTTCCTGATGACTGAAAAACGAAAGCGACGAGTAGGTTGTTTGCATTCCTATTCTCGTTCGTGCCCCATGCGGGAGTGACACTCGCGCTAAGAGACCCGGTCGAGACTGCTCCTATCGTGCCTACAAGTGCGTAAGCCATCTAAGAATTACTCTTCCCAAATGATGTAGCAATAAGCGTTGACCGCAGCAGCCGCCGTTACGCGGATTCGCAAGAACTTGGAAATCGGCACTTCCGGCTCGCGTCCGAGCGGAAACTGTTTGAGATATTGATTCGTCGGCGCGACAAATTGAACGTCGAACATTCTTGTTGCCGTGATCGTTCCCTCGGCGGTCGCCGAGTGTCCGGTCGCGGACGCGCCGCCGACGCAGAGCGACGCGGGCGCGTTCGGGTCGCCCCACAACGTCGGCGTAACCGACGTGACTGTAGCCGCGACATCAGTTTGGAGAAACTCGACTTTGATCGGTGTCGCCGCCGCGCTGCCGTCGAACGAAATGCCCCACTCAGCGATAATGATGCCGGTTGTCGCGGGAGTCGCGACTTGGAGCATTGATTTGATCGTTGTGCCGGTCGTGACCGCGACTTGCGCGGCTGTCGTCGGAGATACGCCGTTGGCCGCGAAGTAAAGCTTTCTCAACTGCTTAACCTCCGCTCGCGATGGTCTCAGATCGAGACTGAAATAATGTTGGTTGAACCGCAGTCAGCGCACTTTTGCACTTTGCCCTTGCCGTGTTTGCCGGTGCGAAGTTGTAAGTTTTCAAGTCGGTTGTCTCCTTTGTTGCCGTTGATGTGATGAACCGTTTCGTGAGGTTCAAGATAGCGTTCCAGATGTTTTTCCATGACAAGACGGTGCTCCTTATATTGGCCGCTCTTATAAGCATTCGGATGGTCGGGCGCATAAACGAGGATGTAACCTTCTGCATCCTTGCGCCGATATTCGCCAGCATCTCGGTAACATTTCCGAGAGCAATATTTTTGAGTTGTGTTATTGACGGGACGAAAAATAACGCCGCAGAAAGCACACTTAGACTCGGCTCTGCTAGGTTGCCTACCTTTTGGTGCGCATTGCCTAGAACAAAATCGACTCGGTCTATTCTTTTTCCACGGGTGATATTTTTGACCACACTTTTCGCAAGTTCTCGTGACACTTGGTGCTCTTCCTTTAGCCATAATTGACCGAATAACATAGCTAACCCCCTAAGTCAACTCACCCGCCCGATGCGATCGTCAGAGAATATGTGAACTGAATGGAGTCGCCCGAGTTGACTCCGATGCCGGTGAACTGCCGATGGTCCCACATGATCGGACGGATTAGATAGGTGTCAGCGTTAACCGGCGCGGTCCCGGCGAGACCGGTCGCGGTCAAATACCACGCCGGAACGGTGATAACGCTGGTTGTGTTCGACGTGACAAGCCCCCACGATACGCGCGTCGCGTTCGTGTTGTCAAAGATCGACATCTGCTGACCCATGACGGTCGCGCTCGACGCCGTCAGCGTTGTGCCTGTCGTCGTGCCGGTCGTCGCGGTTCCGGCGGTGAAGGGCGAGCCGGTCGCGTCCGTGAGCGCGGTGGCAGCGGGCAATGTGCTGCCGTAAGAGAACAGTCCCCACTCTTGGACAGTCTCGGTGCCCGTGTAATTGATGGTCGCGACCGTTTGATATTTCTGCAGGTTCGCCGCCGAGACCAAGACTTGCGTTCCGGCGACCGGCGTTTGTCCACCGAAGCCGGACGGCGTGTTGAGCTTGATGTCGGTCGCCGCCGCGGCGGTCGCGCTGGTCCCAGACGCATGATACTTCATCTTGGCGAAGAGCGAGTTGAGCGCGTTGGTCGCGGACCACAACGCATCGTTGGCGAGGGCAAGCGCGCCGACGTTGGTCGTGAGTCCGCTTCCAAGATCGCGCTCTTCCGCGAATCGCTCGTAAGGGCGAAAGATTTTTGCGTTCAAGTTCGAGTAGAAGACGATGCCGCCGGGAAAGCGTGATGCTTCGCCGTCGTAGTCCGGCACGATCGCGATGCGCCCGAAGTAGGGCAGTTTGATTATCAATGGTTTCATTTTTGTTTTTCCTTCTTTGCTTTGATCAGTTTGGCGCTGAGATCGCCTCTGAAAGCTAATCGCGATCCTTCTTTGAAGATCACGGACAAAAGTTTGCGAATAAAATTGTTCATCCCCAGATAAATTGAACCATCCCGTTTGCCCCGGCGGCGCCGCCGCCGCCGATGGAGTTCACGTTTGCGCCACCGCCACCGCCGGGCGCAGTTCCTGCCTGAGGCGGTGTCGACGGCAAAACGAAGCTCGCGCCGCCCGCGCCGCCGTCAGGCGATGCGCCAGCACCACCGGTCGCGCCAACAGAATTGTTGCCAGCGTTGTTGACCGAGCCGCCCGTGCCAGCAGTGCCGCCTATGCCGGGCGTGTTCGATTGGCCGCCGCCCCCGCCACCGACGTTCGCGATGTTGACGAGCTGTCCGCTGCCTCCCGCGCTCGACGCGACGCCGGGGCTGCCGTTGGTCGAACCGACCGAACCGGCACCGCCCGCGCCGACCGACCACGAAACCGTGCCCGCCCCAAATCCTCCCGGTCCCGAGTAAACCGTGACGTAACTCTCGGCACCGCCACCGCCGCCGTTTGGATTATTCGCGCCGAGAAATTGCGAGCCGCCACCGCCTCCTCCGACGACTTTCACGGTCAAGACGGTTGAGAGCGCCGGAATCGTTTCCGTGCCGCTGCCGCTGGTATAAGTATCGGTCAGCCCGGCGAACCCGGCTTCACCCACTCCTGCAACAGCGAGCGCAGTGGTCATTGGTAATAAATGTTTATGTTGAGATCGTCCGCAGCCACTGGCGCGGAGCTATTGTCCGGCAATCCGACGACGGTCGTGATTGCGATCCCGGTCGTGTGCGCGATCCCTATCGGGAAGAAGACATTGGCCGCGCTCAATCCGGGCAAGACAAGCGTGTAGTATATGCCAGCACCGGCGGTCGGCGTAGCAGCAGAATTGTGAAAACATAACTTACGCGCAGCAGAATTAGAGTTGTAAACATACCATCCGTAGACTTGGCCCGGCGAGTTCTTGATCACGTTCTGGTTCGTCGAGGCCGCCGATTCCAGATGAAAAGTCAAACAGCCGCCAGCGACCGGCGCGGTCGTGATGAAAATTCCTTTGGTGATCGTGCTAGGCATAGAAGTGCGCGTCCTGCAGATACCAAGTCGTCCCGGTGTAACCGCAGACGACGACGATGTTGGTCTGCGTGTGGTCGCAATCCCATTCAAACAACAGCGTGCCGCCGGTCGAGGTGTCGAAGATTTGCACAATCGTCGAAACGCAGGCCGCGCTGACGTTCAAGTAAATCGAGTTCACGTCCCCAGCGGAGATGTTGGCGTGCGGGAGGGAAAACGTGCAAGTGCCGCTCGCCGCGGTCACGGTTATGTTGGTCAACTGCGTTGCGAGCGCGCCCTGCGTCGAGTTGGTGTTCCCAGCCGCGCTCATCGTGACCGCCTGATACGAGTTGCCGACGGCGCTGATCCCGAGCGCAACTATGTTCCAGCGCGACACGCCGTCGGAAGCGATGAGGAGCGATTGATACGCCTGCGCGAGAACGTAACTGGTCGCGCCCGCAATCGTGTCCGTCCCATTGCGCGCGACAGTGATCGAGTTTGTTCCGGTCAAGGTTCCGATGGCATCGACCACGCGCAGGATCCGCCCGGCGCCGTAGCTCGCGGCGGTCGGCAGCGTCCACGTCCACGCCTGGGTGAACGCAACGGTCGTGTAAACGAGCACGTCGGTGGGTTGCATCGCGTAAGCGGCGTTGCCCACCCCGGTCGGTTTCCAGAGCAAACTGATCGTCGATTGTTTGCTGGTGGCCGCTTGCGTTACGGCAAAAATATCGCTCTGACCTAAGGTCGAGGCAGACGGGAGCGCGGAGAATTTGACGTTGGCCATCGCGTGGAACTCCGCTTTGGTTGATAAGCGCGAACCGTTCGCTTGTCAATTTCCGGCGCCGGTTTTATGGTCGGGATCGAGATGCAGGTCGAGATCAAGTGCGCGCACGACGAGATCGTTCCGCTCGCGGACCTGCGTCCCAACCCGCGCAACCCCAACACCCACCCGGCCGACCAGATCGCGCTCCTGGCCAAGATCATCGCCGCGCAAGGCTGGCGAAACCCGATAGTCGTCTCCAGCCGAAGCGGGCTCATCACCAAAGGCCACGCCAGGCTCGAGGCCGCCCGGCTGATCGGCGCCGAGACCGCCCCGGTCGACCGCCAGGATTACGCGACCGAGCAGGACGAGGTGGCCGACATGATCGCCGACAATCGCATCGCCGAGCTGGCCGAGCTCGACCGCTCGATGCTGCGCGGGCTGGTCGAGGAGCTCGACACCGGGGCCTTCGACATGGACCTGACCGGGTTCAGCCACGCCGCTCTGGAGGAGCTGATGACAGCGGCCCCGCCGGAGAGCTTCGCCGCGCTCGGGGACGACCTCGACGTCGACCATCGCTGCCCGAAATGCGGCTATCGTTGGAGCGGGAGGCCGGCGTGAAGTGGCTGGCGAACTTCCTCAAACCCAGCAAACGGTTCCACAGGCGCTTCAAGTATCACCTGGACGAGCCCTCGCCCGTCGTGCTCGCGTCCGGCGGGCTGGGCTGGGGCGGCGACGCCTGGTTCATAGCCTCCGACGACCGGGCCTGGCTCAGGCCGGTCAAGGGTTCGAAGCCTCCCTACCGCGTCCCGTCGATGGAGGAGATCGCCAGGACGCCTCGCAACGGCTCCAGAATCGCCTCCACGTTCTCCGGGGCCGGGGGGTCCTGCCTGGGATACCGGATGGCCGGGTTCGAGGTCCTGTGGGCGAACGAGTTCGTTCCCGGCGCCCAGGAGAGCTATCGCGCCAACATGGAGCCCGGCTGCGTCCTGGACGGCCGCGACGTGCGAACGGTCGCCCCGGAGGACGTCTTGGGCGCGCTCGGCCTCGCGAAGGGCGAGCTCGACGTGCTGGACGGTTCGCCGCCGTGCCAGGCTTTCTCGACCGTGGGCCGCAGGGAGCGCGGCTGGGGCAAGGAAAAGGTTTACGAGCACGGCGCGACCCAACGCAACGAGGATTTGTTCTTCGAATACGCGCGCCTGTTGCGCGGGCTCATGCCGCGAGCGTTCGTCGCCGAGAACGTGGCGGGCCTGGCCAGGGGCGTCGCCAAGGGCTACTTCCTGGACATCCTGGCCGAGCTCAAGGCCGCCGGTTACCGCGTGGAGGCCCAGATACTCGACGCGAAGTGGCTCGGCGTCCCGCAATCGCGCAACCGCATCTTCTTCGTCGGCATGCGCGACGACCTCGAGTTCACCTTCGAGTTTCCGCGCCCGTTGCCCCACCGCTACTCGATCCTGGACGCGCTCCCGGAGCTCGTCGACGAGCCGAACGGTCCGCCCCGGAAGCTGACCATCCGCGAGCTCAAGCGCCTGTGCTCGTTCCCGGACGACTTCGCGTTGGCGGGCAGCTACCGGCAGCAATGGGCGCAGCTCGGCAACAGCGTCCCGCCGACGATGATGTTCCACGTGGCGCGAGCTCTGGCCTCGGCCTTGAAACCCACTTGACAGCGTCGCGCGCAAGTGCGAGAAGGCAATCTCGGGGAAAGGAGTTTCCAAAAACCATGAGAGGCGAACCGCCACCGAAGAATCTGCCCGAACCGCCGAAAGGCGACGAACAACCGGCGAGCGCCGACGGCTTCGCGAAGACGCCCGCCCGCCGCACCGCCGCCGAGCACGCCCGCCAACTCGACTTGCCCAAGGAAGGCGATCACGGCACATCGACCGCGATGACCTACGACGAGGAAGCGCACGAGCCAGCCGGCCCGGAGGAGAAAGAATGAGATCCCCGCCGCAACCCCAGCCGAAAGGTCCGCCCGACGGGTTCTCCAAAGGACCGCACCGCGTCGAAGACTCGAAGGTCCACGCGACCCAAAGAGGAATCGCGCACCCGGACAGCGCGGCCAACGCGCGCCCGCACGGCACGATGTATCCGACCAAGATGCCGGTGATGACCGGCAAGCCGATGGTTAACGTCTCCCGCAACCGATAAAGAAAATGCAGGACGATGGCGCATCGCCGCGAGCGACGCCGCACCTAACAGCGGCTCAGCAACCGCGCGAAGACGGACGCCCCGTCGGGATCCCGTTTCGCAAGGGCGACCCGCGCATAAACCGCAAGGGCCGGGCGCGCACGTTCGAGCAGTTCCGCACCTTGGCGCAACGGATCGCGGCCAAGGAGATCGGCGACGGCGCGGGCAACTTGATCACGGTCGGCGAAGCGATCCTGCGGACGTGGGCGAAGTCCAAGGAGCCGGTGCTGCAAAAGGCTTTCATCGAATACGCGTTCGGGAAGGTGCCGGACAAGCTGGACACGCTCGGGCAGCTCGAACCCAAGACGACTTTGATTTTGCATTATGGTCACGAGAAGGAAAAACGCGACGCGGAGCATCGAAGGCTTTCTGCCGAAGTTCCACCCGGCGCAGATCGAGATAGCTGAGCGGCAAGCGCGCTACAAGGTGGTCGCGGCCGGTCGACGGTTCGGCAAGGGCATCCTCGGCGTCTCGGCGGCGTTTCACGCCGCGGCGCGGAACAACAAGTGCCGGTGGATCGCGCCGAGCTACTCGAGCGACTCGTATCAGAGCGGCTGGCGCATGGCTAGCGACCTCGCCGCCCAGATTCCCGGCGTCGAGGTCCACCTGCAAAAGCGCCAGTTCGACTTCGGGCGCGTCAACGGCGGCTGGCTGCAGTTCCGGACCGCGGAGGAGCCCGACGCGCTGCGCGGCGAGGGGATCGACTTCGTGGTGTTCGACGAGGCGGCGCACGTGACGGGGCTCGAGGAGATGTGGGAGCAATGCGTGCGCCCGTCGCTCATGGACAACCGCGGCGACGCTTGGTTCATCAGCACGCCGTATGGCTTCAACTATTTCAACACGCTTTTTCAGCTCGGGTTTCACGACGAGGATTGGGCTTGCTTTCAGTTTCCGACCGGGACGAACCCGCACATCGACAAGCGCGAGATCGCTGACTTGCGCGCGAGCTTGCCGTTGCTGGTCGCGCGGCAAGAGATCGACGCCGAGTTCGTGCAGTTGGCCGGCGCCTTGTTCAAGCGCCAGAACATCGACGTCGTCGAGGCGGCGCCGCCGGGCGTCGCGTGGGTGCGCTCGTGGGACCTGGCCTTCACCGAGAAGACGACCGCCGATTACACCGCCGGCGTCAAGTTGGGGATGACGGCCGACGGCACGATCGTCGTCGCTGACGTCATCGTCGGGCACATGGAATGGCCGGACGCGGTGCGCTGCATCGCGAACACGGCGCATTTGGACGGACCGGCGACGCGGCAAGGGATCGAGGTCGTGAGCGCGCAGGTCGGCATGATGCAGACCTTGATGCGCGACCCGCTCCTGGCGCGCTACGCGTTCGAGCCGATCCAGGTGCATCGCGACAAGCTCACGCGCGCGTTGCCGGTCATAGCGCGCAGCGAGCAAGGCAAGTTCGCGGTGGTGCGCGCGCCGTGGAACCAGCATTTCATCGACGAGCTGTGCGCGTTCCCGGAAAGCGAGCACGACGACCAGGTCGACGCGCTCTCGGGCGGCATGACGCTGCTCAGCGAGCCCACGGGCGCGATCACGGACGTCACCAAGATCCACGTCGGCACGCCCGCGGCCACCGCGCGGTTCAGGTCCGGCTTCAAGCCCAGGCGTTTGGTCACGGCGGCATGAAAGCGAACGGCGAGATCAAAGCTGCTGGCCGCCACGCGGTGCGCGGCGCGAGCGGCAGGTTCGCGAAAGCGCCTCCGACCCAGCGCACCAACGGCGAGAGGCCGGTCGACCCGGCCTCGACGATGCGCATCCCGACCGGCACGAACCGGTTCCTGAGGCAGCGCACCACGCGCGCCGTCCAGTTCAACTGGGTGCTGCCGATGATCGGCGCGGTCACGCCGCAATACCTCGAGATGATCCTGCGCGGCGCGCTGGCCGGCAACCACGTCCAGCAATACCAACTTTTCGAGCTGATGCTCGACAACTGGCCCGAGCTCGCGGCCGCGTGGCAGGAGCTCACCTACGGCGTGACCCGGCGCGAGATCGTGTTCGAGCCGTTCACCGAGGAAGACGAGAAGCCGACCGACAGCGCGGTCGCCAAGACCAAGCTGGTCAGCGCGGTCATGCGCCGGATGAACCCGCTCGTGCAAGAGGACGAGAACGGGCTCAAGGACACGGTGCGCGACCTGCTGGACGGCTGGCTGCGCGGGTTCGTGGTGCTCGAGGTGATGTGGCAGACGATCGAGCTTTCCGAGGCCGCGGGAGGCGGGTTCGGGACAGGGCCGCGGGCGACGGCCTGGGTCCAACCGCAGACCTACGGGTTCAACCAGCAAGGGATCCTCGGCTACAACACCGCCCAGCAATACACCGACACGTCGCTTTACTCGGCGCCGTCCCAAATGCAGCTGGAACCGTTCCCGCCGGACAAATTTCTCGTCGGGATCCACAAGGTCAAGAGCGGCACGCCGTTGGGCGGCCCGATGCTCCGGGCGCTGGCCTGGTGGTGGGTCGCGGCGAATTTCTCTTCCGATTGGCTGTTGAATCTGGCGCAAGTGTTCGGGCTGCCGTTCCGGTGGGCGAGCTATCCCCCGGCCGCGCCCGACGAGACGGTCGCGGTGATCACGGACATGCTCGCCAACATGGGCAGCGCCGGGTGGGCGGCGTTCCCGACCGGCGTCACGCTCGACCTCAAGGACCCGGTCCGCGCCGCCGGGGAATCGCCCCAGGGGCACCTGCTCGATCGCGCCGACAAATACGCGCGCTCGCTGATCCTCGGCCAGACGATGACGGGCACGACGATGGCGCGGGCGGGCGGCCGCGGTGGCCAGGCTTTTGGCACGGTGGAGGCGCAGTTGAAGCAGGACCGCCTGGAGGCGGCGAGCGAGTTCGTGGCCGACGTGTTCAACACCCAGCTGATCCCGTCGATCCTGCGCTTGAACTACGGCGACGCGGACGAGCCGCCCACCTGCCGGTTCCTGCAGGAGAACGAGGGCACCCTCCAGGACGCGCAGCGCGACCAGATCTTGATCAACAGCGGCGCGCCGTATCCGCTCTCGCACATGCGCAAGAAATACTCGATCCCGCAGCCCGAGCCTGGCGAAGAGGTGATGGTGCCGTTGGTCGCCCCGAAAGCGCCCGGCGGCTTCGGGGGCAACCCGGGCAGCGGCGTGGGCGAACAACCTCACCCCGAGCTCACGCTGCAGGAGAAAGCGCAGCAAGGCCAGCCGGCGGCCGAGCAGCAAGCGAACCGCGCGGCCGAGCAAGAGAAGATCGCGACGCGGCTGGAAACGATCTCGAAGATCAGCGACGACGAGCTGTTCGGGCGCGAGTTCAAGCGCCTCAGTAGCGAGCTCGTAACGAAGGAGAAACGCGATGCTTAAGGTCACCGGGCAATACGTGTTCAACGTCATGGGCGACGGCGTCGAGACCGAGACGCTGATCCCGCTCCGCGGGCTCGAGCCGCCGACTCCGATCGCGGAGGACAAGATTCCGACCGAGCTGATCGCGTTGCAGGTAGGGCAGAGCCCCGGCGGCGGAACGTGCGCGCTCGAGGACGGCGAATACGCGCACCTCTATTTCGACAAGCCGCCGCCCGCGAACAACGCGACGCAGGTCACGATCACAGCGCTCTTTGGAATCGAACGACTCGAATGAAAAAAACATAAAGAAAAGGAAAACGCACATGCCAACCGACACACCGCCAGCACCGACCCAACCGAAACCAGCGCCGACGCCGGAGCCAGCGCCGCAACCCGCGCCGCAGCCGAAGCCCGCGCCAACCAGTTAGGAAGAAGATTTTTTATGACAACCGCGAAGCATCCGCACTCGCACGCGCACGCGGCGCACGAAACGCAGGCCGAACTCGCGCCCCCGGACCAGCCAGCCGGAGCAGGCGTCGTCACTCCGTATGATCCCGGTCCATGCCCGCCGCAGGGCGGCTCGACCAGCGTGCGCCAGATGAACAGCACGACCACGGCGACCATGACCGACTACCAGTATTGGCACTTCAAACAGCACGGGCATTACACGCCGCTGCAATGACAACTGACGAAGAAAAATCTGTTGAATCAGAATCGCAGGCGGCGGAGGTCGCGCCGTTGCACGCGCCGTGTCCGCCGACCGGCGGCGCGACTAGCTCGCGCCAGATGTCGAGCACGATCACGGCGCCGCTGACTGATTACCAATACTGGTTTTTCAAGATGCACGGACACCCCACCAAAGTTTCGTGAAAGGAAAAAATTATGGCTGAAGACAATGGCAAAAAACCTTACGGCGACGTCGAATACGCCGACCCCGGCTATCAAAAGGACAAGAAGAAGCGCTACCCGGTCGACACCGAGGCGCACGCGCGCGCGGCGTGGAGCTACATCAACAAGGAGGGCAACGCGGGCGCGTATTCGAGCGAGGACCTGGCCAAGGTCAAGGCGAAGATCAGGAGCGCGTGCAAGAAGTTCGGGATCGAGATCGCGGGCGAAGACGGCAAGAAGGACGGCGAGTCCAAGGCCGGCGACGAGGGCGACTACGAGCAGCAATTCGTGGTGGACGGCGTCGACGACGCCGGCGGCCCGATCGAGTGCCGCGCCGCGGTGCACCTCGACCGCGTCCAGCGCAACGAGCTGGTGTTCCTGCCGGTCGGCGTCCACGCGATCACGCCCGTGAGCGGCGGGATCGGCAAACCGATCAAGGTGCTGGTCGACTCGCAGACCGCCGCGGCGATCGAGTCGCAGCGCGTGGCGATCCAGGCGCGCACGGACAAGCGCGTCTACTTCGACTTCAACCACGAGGACGGGCGCGCGAGCTTTTGGCCGCAGACGTTCGTCTGGCGCCCGAGCGAGGGCGTGGTCGCCAAGGGCGAGTGGACCACCAGCGGGCGCATCGCCGTCGAAGGCAAGGACTTCAGGGCGTTCTCGCCCGTGTTTCACGTCGACGACAAGCGCAAGGACCCGTCGCGCGTCGTCTGTTCGGAACACGCGAGCCCGAACATGGGCGGGCTGGTCAACGATCCAGCCTTTTCAGCTTTGCCCCTATGGGCGAAAAACGCCGGTGACAACGCCGGAGCAGGAACCAACAAACAAAAAGAAAGAGAAGTCAAAATGACTACCGAAGAAATCGCTGCGCTCCGGGCGAAACATCAGGAGCTTGAAACCAAGGTCGCGAGCCTCGCCGCCGTCGTGGCGGCGAACGCCGACGACGAACCGGCGAAGATCAAACTCGGCGCCGCGCAGGCGGAGGAGAAGGCGGCCGCGCTCGAGATCGAGACCGCGGAGCTCAAATCGCGCTCCGCGCTCTTGACCGAGCAGATCCACGCGCGCAACCGGCAGGACGCCGACGCGAGCATCAAGGCGGCGGTCGCGCGCGGCGCGATCGCGCCGAAGGACTTGGTCACGCAAGAGAAGTGGCGCGTCCAACTGACGGCCGATCCGGCGACGTTCAAGCCGATGCTCGACGCGATTCCAGGCAACGGAAAGAGGCTCAACGATCGGACCACGTATCCGTCGTTGAACAACGGAAGCGGCGTCTCGATCACGGCGGAGGACCCGTTCGCGGTCTACGCGAAGATGGCGCGCGTCTGCGCCGACTCCGTGCACGCGACCTCGCCCGACGAGAAAGGGCGCTGCGCCGAGGAGTTCAGCGCGATCTACGCGAGCACGTTCAAGGACACGGACAAGAACCGCGACATCCGCTCGCGCCTGATCGGCTCGCGCCTGAGCGTGGCCGCGGAGGCGATCAAGGCCGGCGACGTCACCGACGTCAACCTCGGCACGATCGCCGGAACGCTCGTCACGCAGCGGACGCTCGAGCTGCTGAAGCAGATCTTCCCGCCGCTGACGCGCTTCACGAGCGACTTCAGCGACCTGCCGGCGACGTTCAACCAGGTCATCATGACCCGGATCATCACCATCCCGGTGGTGCAGACGTATTCGACCGCGACCGGCTGGACCGACACGGTGGCCGGAACGACCGACGTGCCGATCGTCATCAGCAACCATCGCGGAGTGCCCATCACCTTCAACGAGCAGCTGCTCGCCTCGACGATGCGGCGCTTGTTCGACGAGTTCGCCGAGGCGAGCGCCTACGCGCTCGGACGCGACCTCGTGAACACGCTCTACGGAAACCTGACCGACGCGAACTTCCCGAACAACACGCTCAGCGCGTCGACCGCGTTCAACCGCGCGGCGGTGATCGACGTCGGCGTGGCGCTCACCCAGCGCGGGGTTCCGCTCGGGCTCAACAACCGGACGATGCTGCTCTGGCCGGTCGCGTTCGGAAACTTGGAGAAAGACCCCGCGATGCTGCAGTTCGCGACGAACGTGCCGCGCCCGGACATCGTGACGAACAGTCCGACTCCGGCGAGCGCGTTCGCGGTCACGGTCGAATCGTTCGACATCTACTCGCAGCCGAACATGCCGAGCAACAACGCGAACCTGGTCGGCTTCGCCGGAAGCAAGTCGGCGCTCTGCATCGCGACTCGCGTGCCCAACGACTACACGTCGATCCTGCCGGGCGCGTCGTTCGGAAACGTCCAGATCGTGACCGATCCGGACGTCGGAATGTCCGTGATGCAAGTGCAATACGTGAACCACACGCTCGGAACCGCGACGTCGCGCATAGCGCTCATGTATGGAACCGCGCCGGGGCAAAGCAACGCCGGACAACTGATCAAAGCCGCCGCGGGCTCGGGCTCGTCGCGGTAGAACAAACAACTTGGAGAAAGGCAAAGACAAAACACTCACCCACGCGCTGCTCAGAGCGAATCCTCAGTGAACGCGACACCCACTGGGCGGCGCGTGCGGTGATCACAGATGAAGATCGACACGGTCAACGGCTGGTATCGCGGCGTGGGAGACATCGTCTGCTTCGCCTGGCTCGGCGAGGGGATGCTCGCCGCCGGCGAGGACGTCGAGTTCTTCGCGACCGACTGGCGCGCCGAGATGCTCCGGATGTTCTCGATGCGGACGACCGGCAGCAAGACCGACGCCGTGCTCACCATGGTCGGCTACGAGACGGCGGTCAAGCTCGGCTCGTCGCTCTCTTACTTGCAATGGATCGCGCGGCACCTGAAGGTGACCGCCGAGCCGAAGCGACCGCGGCTGGACCTCATCCCGATGGACCGCGAGATGGGGCGCCGCGACAGCGCGGACGTGCTCGTTTTCCCGAAGTCGTTCTCGCCCGTGCGCACGTGGCCGGCAGCCTACTTCGTCGAGCTCGGTCTGCTGCTGCAAAAGGCCGGCGTGAGCGTGAAATACGTGCTCGAGCAGCGCGACTACGCGTTCTTCATGCCGTTCCACTGCATCGTGGGCCAGAGCTGGGACTACATCGCGGGCGCGATCCAATCCGCCCGGCTCGTGATCGGCAACGACAGCGGGCCGGCGCACCTGGCCGGAACGATCGGCACCCGCACGATCGCGATCCAAGGCGCGACGACGGAGCGCATCTACGCGCACATCCCCGAGGTGATAAGCTACCGCAAGAAGGCGCTCCGCTGCGCGGGGTGCCATTGCTTGCCGCCGTCGTTCCGGGCGTCGTGCGACAGCGGTTGCCTGGAGCTTTACCGGACGTTCCCCGAAGAAGTGGCGCGCTTCGCGTTCCAGCTGTTGGAAACGCAAGAATCGGCGCGCGAATTCGCGCTTTCGCCCGTCGAACGTCAAGAATCGACCGCCGAAGTCGACTTTTCGTCCAACAACGCCCACGAGCGAGGGCCGGAACCGAGGGAGGCGTTGGCGTGCTTGTGAAGATGGGCTTCGGCATGGACGGCATCGAGGAACGAATCGAGTTCTACGCGAGGAACGTCGCCGAGCAGTTCGACCCGATCACCTACGTCGAGATCGGCGTCGCGGAAGGCGTGACGCTTAGCGCGGTCGCGTCGATCTTGAAGGCGAGCGGCAAGCCGTGGCGCGCGATCGGCGTCGAGCTCGCCAACGGCTACTCGTTCAACCGCGAGCGCACGCAGCAGGTCGCCGACCAGCGGCACATCCCACTCCGGTTCGTGATGCCGAACGGCTCGATCGTGCACGCGCCGTGGAACGAGGCTACGGTTTACTTCAAAGACAGCCAAAGCTTCCTGACCGAGTGCTGGCAAGGCGAGATCGACCTCGCCCTGATCGACGGTTGCCACGGCAAGCCGTGCGTGATCCTGGACTTTTTGGCGGTCGAAGCGTTCATGGCCGACGGCGGGATCGTGATGTTCCACGACTTCGCCGAGGAGTTGAAAGGCGTCGCGCAACCGCATTGCCGGACCGGTTGCGACGTGCGCGGGGCGTGCGAGGAGCTAGGGTTGCTCAACGGGAAGCGCAAAGGCTGGCATTTCCTCGAGGCGATGATCGGCGACAAGACGCGCGGCGGCTCGGACATGGGCGTGTTCGGGAAATCGGAGGCCAAGAAAGATGCCTAACTGGATCTTGCTCACCGCCGACAACGTGCGCCTGCTGGCGACCGAAGAAACGATCATGGCCAACGCCGGGCCGACCAACGACCTGCAGAGCTGCGTGCTCAAGGCGACCGACGTCGCGCGAGGCTACGTCGAGGGCGGCGCGAACACGATGGAGCCGCCTCCGGCGGTGCCGCCCGAGGTGGCCGACGACGTGGTCGCGATCGCGCGGGCGACCTACCTGGCGCAAGACCCGACCGGGACGCTGCTCACGCCGATCCGCCAGAAAGAATGGGACATGGCCATAGCGCACCTGCGCGACGTCGCCAAGCGCGTGTCGGCCGTGACCCAGGGCCACGTCACCGTGCCCGACATCACCATCGGCAAGTGGGGCTCCTATCCGCCGGTCCAGATGCGCACGGCGTTCACGCCGCCGCCGGCAACCCCGATCCCGACGCCACCGTGAACGCAACCGTCACCAGATTACTTCTTGCCGCCTCGGCGTGTCCTCCACAGGAAGGCCGAGCAGTTGCTGCCCTTCTGCTTTGCTCATCAACACCGCGCCGAGCGCGGCAAGTCACCGCCTACGAGAAAACGCGCGACAAGCTGCAGGCGCGCTTCAGGAGCGCTCTGGTGCGCGTGCTCAAGTTCGCCAAGCACGAGACGCTCCGGAAGCTGCACCGATACATGTATCGCAACCGCCCGCTGAAGGGCGCGGACGCGACGCCGGACCATTCCGATTCCGGGCAGATCGCGTTCAACGTCGACGAGCTGCGGCAAGACCTTCACCAGATGCTCGAGACGCAGCTGCCGCACGCCACCGCCACCGCGGTCGAGGAAACGCTGAGCGAGCTCGGCTACCGCGACCCGTGGTCGCTGCCGGCGCAAGCGACGCTCGACATGGTCGCGGCGCGCAAGAACTTGATCAGCGGCGTGCCGGACGAAATCTTCGCCGACATCCAGAGGGCGATCTCCGACGGCTTGAAAGCGGGCGACTCCGTCGATCAACTGGCGCGCCGCATCGGAGCGGCGTTCAACGCGATCCTGACCGACCGCGCCGAGCTGATCGCGCAGACCGAGACGGCGGCCGCCTACGGGTTCGCGAGCAACGCGGCCGCGGAGCAGGCCGGAGTCGAATACAAGCAATGGATCCACGCCGGGCTGCCGAAAGAGCCGCGCCCGGACCACCTCGACATCGACGGGCTGATCGTGCCGATGGACGAGCCTTACCCGGTCGGCGACCCGCCGCTCATGTATCCGCACGACCCGGACGGGAGCGCGGAGGACGTGATCAACTGCGGTTGCATCTCGATCCCGGCCACGCAAGAGGATTACGACAACCAATGAGCGCCACCGTCGTGATCAGGATCCCGCCCGAGACGCAAGCGAAGCTCGAAAGGCTGCAAGCGTTGCCCGAAGAAGTCCCGCAAGCGATCAAGCGCGGCATGGACTACGCGCTGAGCGAGGTCAGAGGTCGGATCCAAGTCGAACGCTTGGGCGGCAAAGGGCCGTATCCGCCCGAGGAACACCGCCTAGGCATCGTGACCCAGCAGCTGCAGCGCTCGCTCCGCGAAGAACCGGCCGTCATCACCGACGGCGGCGAAACGATCACGGGCTCGATAGGTTCCCCACTGTTCTACGGCGCGCTGCACGAATACGGGTGGAGCGGCACCGTGGTGCGCGGTGGTCATTCGCTAGGATTTAGTGGCGTTATTGGGCGCGCTCTTCGACGTTTAACCGGAGGCGGCGCACCATATCACATGACGATACCCGAGCGCGCGGCGGTGCGCACCGGCGTGCAGGAGAACGCGGGGTTCATCGCCGAAGAAATCGGCGCGGAAATCGACGCGTCGCTGGAGGCGACGGAGAGATGAGCCAGCTCGTCGGATTGCAGAACGCGATCATCGGCCGGTTGACGGCGGTCGACCCGACCGTTCCCGCGCCCGTGCCGGTGAACGGACAAGTGCAGTGGATCACCGAGAACATCGGCGACCTCGGGTTCAACATCGCCAGGTTGACCGGCCACGTCGGCATCGTCGGAATCGTGACGACGCCCGGCGGCGGCAAGCTCTACAAGACCGGGATTTACCCGATCGAGTTCCGCTGCACGGTCGAGATCCAACTGCAAGAGAACGTGACGATCAATCGGGGCGCGAGCGGGACGCAGATCGCGTCGCTCACCCTCGTCGAGTTCATCATGCAGCGCGTGCATTTGTTCTCGCCGCACGGACACCGGGCCGACCGAATCGAGCTGGCCTCGGTGCCTTTCAAGATGGTCACCGACCATCCGATCCTGGTTTACAACGTCAACTTCACCGCGCCGCTCGTGATAGGGAAATGATCTTATGAACGAACCATCGCCGCAATTCCTCGTCGTCGGACAAGAAGTCATCTTCGTCGGCGCGGGCAAACGCCCGCACCACGCCACGATCACGGAGGTCTTGACCGATCGCGCCGCCCGGCTCGTCTCGAAGGACGGGCAAGCGACCTCGGTCAGCGAGTATAGCGAGACGGGCGAGGTCAACACGTTTCACTTTCCGCCTGTTGCCAAAGCCTCGGCGACAGCGGAAGCAAAATCAGAGGCACCAAAAAAATAAAGGACCAACACAATGGATTACGGAGTAACCTACTCGAAAGAGCGCCTCACCGGACGAGGCTATTTCACCGCCACAGGTTCGACCAACGTGATCGACCTCGGCAACGTTCAAATGTTCGAAAGCGATTTCGGCATCAAGCGCAAGGAACATTTCGCGGCCCGGCGCGGAGTGCTCGCCCTGGACCGATACGACGCGTTCAGCTCGATGGGAGTCTGGCACATCACGCTCGACGAATACGTGACGCCGATGCTCCCGCTCCTGTGGAGCGGCACGGCGAACGTGGCGTTCACGCAAGCGGCGCAGCCGGCGGGGACGACGTTCATGACCACGCTCTCGCCTGGGCAAGGGGCGAACATCGGCTTCTACGGGCTTTATTCGGCGAGCTTGACCAGCCCCGCGAGCAAGGTCGAGGGACCGACCGCCGACTACGTGATCGACCGCGGCGGCGGCAAGCTTTACATCCCGCTGGTCTCGACGATCGCGGCGTCCACGGCTTGCACCGTCACCTTCGGAGCGCCGGCGCTCACCTACGACTCGATCACCGCGCTGACGACGCTCAACCGGCCCGGCACGTTCGAGCTGCAAGGTGAGGACGACTCGCTGGCCGGTCAATCGACGACCGGCACCGGTCCGGTCGCGCCCGTGCGCTACATCTTCACGTTCCCGTGCATCCTCTCGGCGGACAAGAGCGGGCAGTTCAAGCCGGACACGTTTCGCGAGACGATCCTGTTCGCGACTTTGACGAGCCCGATGACGGTGAAGCGCCTGACGATCTAACGCCTATGGACAAAGCAACCGAAGAACTGATCACGGTGGCTGGCGGCATCGACTTGACGGTCAACTTCCAGAACGGCAACGGCAGCGAAGTCGTGAAGGTGCGCCAGATTCCCATCAGCAAACTGCAAGAGTATCTGAACGGACTCGGCGACGAGGCGAAGACGATCGAGCTCTACTGCGACAAGCCGAAAGGCTGGGCCGACACGCTCACCCTCGAGAGCGCGACCCAGATCGCCGACAAAGGGCAAGGGCTCAACAGCCCTTTTGTCGAAGCTTGGTGGAAGCGACAAGCGATATGGCGAGAAATCCAAATGCCGTGGGTGGCCGCCGTGACCACCACCGAAAACGCCGAGACCAAAAAGTAGATGACCGCGTTTCGCTCGGCCAACTCTGCGCGTCAGTCGCTTATCACTACCACCTGACGCCAGCGCAAGTCGCCGAGTTCAGCGGGCAGCAGCTGATGCTGTGGCTGCGCCGCGCCACCGTCGAGACGGGCCGCGCCAAGCTGCTCGACTTGGACGTGGCGGTCGTTCCCCACGCCGAACAACCCGATCGCGCGCTGCGCAATCTGCGCGAGAATCTGCTACAGATGATGGAGGAACGAGATGGCGACCGCTGACAGCACCCTGCAAGTCGACGTCGTGACGACGGCGGACTTGTCCGGCGTGAGGCAAGTCCAGGCCGAGACGAGCAGGGTCCAAGAGTTGTGGGCGGTCAACCTCAACACGCTCGGCAAGGTCAACGACGAGATCAAGAACCAGCAGGGCAATTGGACGACGGTCGCGCGGTTGACCGAGGACATCGAGCGCCATTTGCTCAACCACGTCACGCACATCAGGGGCGTCGGCTCGGCGCTGGCCGAGGTGAACGTCGGCTTCGCGCTGCTGGCGGGAGCCGCTGCGGGCATCGTTCTGGCGATCAACAAAGCCGACACCGAGGAACGGAAGTTCGTCGCGACCGTGCAGGCGGCCAACGCCGAGATAGCCAAGACCTCCGAGCTGTTCACGCGCATGGCCCAGGCGGTGACCAGCGAGGAAGATCTGTCGCGGCTCGCGACCGAATTCGCGACGAAGCTCGACGACGCGAACAACAAGATCGCCGAGTTCTCGCGCAAGTCGGAGCAACCCATCGGCTTCTGGCACGCCATCCTCGACCTGGTCGCGCAAGTCGGCGCGGCCACGCAACTGGGGACGGCGGTGGACCCGTTCATCGCCGCTACCCAAAGGGCGCACGACGAACTGCTGAGGGAGCGCGACGCGTTGCTCGAAGCCGAAATGGCCTCCCGCCAGCTCGCCCAATCGCAATTGGATTGGGTGGATACCTTGCCGCGCACGCAAGCGGGGATCAACCAGGTCCAGACCCAGATCGAGTTCTGGAAGCAACGCATGCAGGAGGCGCAGGCGATGGGCACGGCCGGCATCGCGCTTTGGATAGAATACGCGCGCGTGGTCGAGAACCTGCAGCGGGTTTTGAACTTGCTCACCAACGAGTTCAACTCGCTCGCCGCCGTGCAGCAAAGGCTCGACGCGCAGACCCGGCTCGCCAACGCGGCCGGCAACGAGACGCTCACCCTTCGGGCCAAGATCGTCAACGCTTGGTATGAGGAATACAACGCCTCGAAGCTCGCCGGCTACACCGAGGAACAAGCGCAACAGAACGCGGCGCAAGCGGCCTACAACACGCAACGGCTCGCCGGCGCCGCGCTTTCGGCCAAGGACGCGCACAAGGACCTGACCGCCGCGCTGCGCGAGGAGCACGCCATGCTTCAGCAGATCCGCGCCGAACAGGAACTGACCAAGACCGCGCCGTTCATGGGCGCGGACGAAAAACAGGTGGCATTGCTGCGCGAATACGGCGCTGAGATGGCCGAGATCGAGGCCGAACTCGCGCGGATCAGCAGGCTGAAAGTCGGAGTGACCGACCCGGTGGAGATGGCGCAACTCAACGCCCAGACGCTGCAATTGCAAAATCGTTGGCGACAGATCGCGCAGGAGCAATCGGCGCTGATGCACCCATTGCAGGCGCAATTGCAGACGTGGGTCAACAGCTGGGGCACGGCGGTCCATCAGATCGGGACATTGATCGAGGACACAATCGGCAAGGCGTTGGAAAGTTTGAACACGTGGATCACGACCGGAAAGTTCAACCTGCAATCGTTCATGCAGCAGATCGAAATGCTCGGGCTCAAGCTGGTCGAGCAACTGATTTTGCAGCAGGCAATGGCGCTGATCAACTCACGCATAAACGCCGAGCTGGCGCGGATCACCGGCGGCCAGATCGCGGCCGCGATGGCTCCGGCGGCCACGGCGGCCACAATCGCGACCGAAGGCGCGGCGGCGGCAGACGCGCCGTGGCAAGTGGCTCTCGCGCTCAGTTCGGTCACCGGAATATTGGGCGGCGGCGGAGGCAGCGCGTCAGGAGGGTTCCACGCGGGCGGCGAGATCCCCCGTTTTCACAACGGCGGTCTTTCCAGCGATGAGCGGCTCATCGTCGCGCAAGCGGGCGAGATCGTGATGCAGCGCAGCGTGGCGCAGGCAAATCGCGATTTCCTTTTGGCGATGAACGCGGGCGTGATTCGTCACCGTGGCGGGGAGATTCCGCTCGCGCTGCGGCATTCCGGTGGCGAGATCGGGCGTTATCACGACGGCGGCGCGGTCGGCGGGAGCACGCTCGGCGGCGTGCACGTTTATGCTTTCACGGACATGCAGGCGTTGCTTAAGCAGATGGCGTCGGCCAAAGGACAGAAGGTCATCTTCGACACCGTGAAAGGGCAGCAAATCAACTTGGGCATCGGATGATCGCGCGGATTATCACTTGGCAATCGACGCAGGTCGGTTTGCTAGTCGCGCCGCCGGAATGGGGCGCGGGCGTGAAACTCGCGTTGGAACTGCCGACCGACGTCAGCAAAGTGCCGATCACGTTCGCCGAGTCCCGGCGCAACTTCGCCCAGACCGCCCGCTACACGATGACGTGGCGCTCGTATCTGGCCGACGCGGCGAGCGCGACTGAGCTTCGCCTGTTCCTGACCCGCATCCGGAGCGAGTCGATCCTCGCGCCACTTTGGCCAGACGTGTGCGAAACCACCGTGGCCTCGCTCGCCGGGGCAACCAGCTTCACCGCGTTTGATAGCCCGGTCCGCAGCGGAAGCAATTGGCTGGTGGCGGCGCCGGACTTTAGCGTTTGGGAGATCGTGACCGTGACTGGCATCACCGGCACGGCAGGCGCTTACACGATCACGCTTTCGCCGGGTGCCGTGAACGCTTGGCCGGTCGGGACGTGGCTTTTCCCGCTCATGCTCGGGCGCTTGGAGAAGAGGCCGCAGCCGGAGGCGATCACCGATGAGACCCTCGATGTCGAGATGACGATTAAGGAAAGCAGCGATTACCCTTACAACGTCGCGACCACGCCCGTCACCCTCACCACAGTCGGCGGCAACATTCCCAGTTTCTCCGCACTGCCGCTTTGGGACGTGGCACCGAACTTTGCCCGCCCGCTGGATTGGACCGAGATGCCGGACGTTTTCTATCAGCAGGTTGGGTTCTTGCGCCGGGAGCAGCTGCGCGATTACCAGCACAAGGTGCCGCGCGGGCAGGAGCTGGAATTTTATCAAGCGGACCGCACCTCGCTCTCCAAGATTGAAACCTTTTGGCGGAACTCGTTGGGAACCACCTTGCGGTTTTGCGTCCCGACTTATCGTGGCGATTTGCGGATGCTGGCCGACACGCCGGGCGGCGCCGCGCTCATCCGGTGCGAGAAAAGCTTCTTTTCCGATCCGAGCCGGGAAACGCAACCGGGCGACCCGTTCATTGCGCTGATCGACATTAACAGCGTGGTGACGCCTTATCAGGTCACGACGACGGACCTACCGACTGAAACCGACTTGAACGCGACCGTGAATGTCGCGGCTTTCCCCGCTGCGAGCACGATTGTGAGCGCGTTGCTGCTCGCCCGATTTGCCGACGCCAAGTTGGAGTGGGATTACACGACGCCTTACCTCGGCACAGCACGAATCAAGTTTGTCGATCTCCCGGCGGAATATGCCGGGGACTTCCTGAGCAGCACGCTCATCCTCGAAAACGGCACCGACACGTTCGTGACCGAGGACGGGCTAAATTTTCTCATCACCGAAGCGACCAGCGTGCTGCCGCCAGTGCTGCCCCAGCCCGCTTACCTGTTCATTCTGACCGAGACCGGCATCACCACGTCGCGCTACACGTCTTACGAGAACACGATCACGATCGCGTCGGGCAATTACGCGGGCACTTACACCCCGGCGCCGTTCGCGTTCGACAAAGTGAAAGTGACGCTGAAACTCGACCAGGAAAAAATGGACATTCAGTCGTTCAAGTTTGTCGGGAATCCTTTGAACAAGCTGTGGCCGTTCGCGCTCGACGGCATTCTGACAATCGAGATCGTAGAAGTGGACTCGCAAAATCCCTCCTCGACCACCGCGATCTCGCGCTTCTACGGCGATGTGTGGTCGATTGATTCGGCTTACAAAGCGGTCGGGATTCCGTTTGGCAATTTATTTGACCGCAAATTCCCACGCTTTCTGTTTCAAGTGACGGACAACTACCAGCAGTTCAGTGCGCCAACGCAAATCTCGGCCGCGTCGTTTCTTTACACCGGCACGCTTCCGGCCACGATCAACACGACGTCGCAAACAATCGGCGTCACGAGCGCGACCGCTTACGCGCAAGTGCAATCGTTTTTTGCCGGAGGCTGGTTGGAGACCGGCACGGGCGCGAACTTCGAACGCCGGTCGATCATCGAGTCAACGCCATCCGGCACCGCCAACGTCGTCACCCTTTACATCGACCGACCGTTGCTCAAAGCGACCGGCTCGCAGAGCGTGAATTTTTATCCCGGCTATGATGGTTCGATCATTCAGTGCGACAATAAATTTAATAACCGGATAAATTTCGGCGGGCACCCGTTCATTCCGAACATCAATCCCGGCGTGAGAGCGATCAAACCGAAGGCGACGAAGGGCGGCAAGAAAGCGTGAAATGAACGTCGCGTCCTACTTCGACGACTTGGAAAAAGCCAGCGCTCTTAACGTTGAAGCGCGGAGTTGGATAGGGACGCCGTTCCGCGAATACTACCAGCAGAAGTTCACGCCGGAAGACGTCAAAGGTGTCGGTGGCGGCATAGATTGTGTCGGGCTGGTGCAGGAGATATTTGCTCGGATCGGGGCGACTGAGCAGTTCGTGTTCCCACGGGAAAGCTCCGATTATCAGGCGCACGGGCTGGGCGAAAAAATACTTCGGTGGATGCGCGGACAGGTCGAGGACCCGCAGAGCGAACGCCTGTCGGAAATCTTGATCGAGCTGGCAATACCCGAAGACGTTACAGACCCGAATGCCGTAACACCGCGCGATTTCTTTAAGCCGGGCGACATCTGTGTGCTCCGACACGGCAGCCTGTTCCATCTGCCGCTCATAATCGACAATCATTTGCACATCGTCAACGCGCTGCCGCGCCTCGGCGTGGTCGAAGGCACCATGCAGGACTCCACCTTCAGCAGCCATCTGGTCGCCGTTTTCAGATTGCGAGGCGCCGTGCTGACGTCCGAACCGGAAAGCGCGGCGGAGAAAAACTGATATGGGATTTTGGGGCAACACATCGCAGCAGCAAAAGCAGCAGAAGAAGTATGCCAACATCAACACTGACCAGCTCAATTCAACTCAGCAAGCGACCCCGGTTAAATACTTGGCCGGGCGCAGCTACGTCGCGGGCGATTATCTGTCGCCGTGCTACAACGTGGTCGCGAAGCCGGTGAAGACGCAGACAGGAAAATCGGAGACCAGCACGACCGGCTACAAGTATTACGCCGATTTCGCGTTGGTCTTTTGCACCGGCGGTCGGCACCCGGTCGACGCGGTTTACAAGGTTATCGTCGACTCCGACATCCGATGGACCGGTAACATTCAGCGCGTGCCAGGCGTCGACTACGAAACGATCACGGTCGACGGACTCGGCACGATCAATCTTTATTGGGGCACCGAGACGCAAGCGATAGACACGATCTTGTTGAGCCCGCGCAGCGTCCCGATCGGCGGCGCGGGCGACCCGCAGGACCTGACGACCTATCCGCCTAACCAAGCGACCGGCGGCGCGCCAGTTTACGCTGGCGTGGCGGCGGGCGACCCGAACCCATACAGCGGCCACTACGATTACCACCCCGCATATCGCGGCCAATGCTACGCGACGTTTCCCGGCTGGTTTTTAGGTCGAGACCGGACCAACGTGCAGAACATCCAGCTTGAGCTTGAACGCGGTTGCCCCTTTTTCGGGACTGACGTCTTCGCCGACCCAAGCGGCAACGGGATCAACCCGATCGCGGTGCTTTACGATTGGCTGACCGACGGGAGGTTCGGGATGGGGCTTGCCGATTCCCAGCTTAATCAGCAGATGTTTCAAGCCGCTTTCAACGCGCTCGAAACCGGATCGCTCATGCCGGGGCGCATCTCGCCGATGATCGCCACCCAGGACGATTTCCGCAAAGCGGTCGCGACGCTGCTCGAATATTTCGACGGCTGGATCCGGCGCAACGGTCAGGTGATCGAGTGCGGAATGTGGAAGCGCGGGACCGACGTGGTGAGCGTCGCGACCCTGACAGACGACGACTTGCTGCACGATCCCGAACTTGAACCACAGGGATGGTCGACGACCCAGAACGAAATCACCGTGGTCTACAAGGACAAGGACCATCACTACAACGATTACGTCCAGAGCTACCGCGACGCCACGAACTTTCGCGTGACCGGTCAGCCGCGCCAGATGAGTTATCAGCGCCCGTGGATCACCGATTTCAACATCGCCAAGACCTACGCCCGGCTGGTCGGCCAGTTCATGTCGATGCCGATCACCCAAGGCACCTTGACCGTGAAGCGGGAATGGCTGACCAACAACGCGATGCTGGCCGGAACCGTGTTCACTTACAACTCGTCATTCTACGGGCTCAGTTTTCTGATGCGCCTTTACGAGATCGAATATCCAGCAGACAAAGCGGCCGAGGCCACGCTAACGGTCGAGTGGGAACGTGGCCAATGGCCTGCGATGTATTTGGCGCCGGGCGTCCACGGCCCCGGCGGATTCGTTAGCGGACCGCGCGCCATCTTCCAAAGTCAGATGAGCGAGATTCCCTACATCCTCGCCGATCACGCATTCCTGACCCAGCTCGTCCCGTTCGCCGTGCGCGGCAACGTCGACGTGCAAGGCTACCGGATTTGGGTGAGCTTCGACGGCGGGCAAACTTACCAAGTGCTGCCGAACGCGGCCTCGACCTCGATGTTCGGTTCGATGGGGCTGGTCAACACCGCTGTGCTCGCAACGGACACGACCATCCTGACCAACCTTTACGGAGTCGATCTGGACGAAGTCATCAGCCAAAACGCCGCGCAACAAAACAACGACACGCTGCTCTGCTTGATCGCGGGCGAGATGATGAGTGTCGGCACGGTGAGCGCGCTCGGTGCCGGACTTTACTCGATCAACGTGATTCGGGGGCGTTACGCGACTACGCCGCAGGCGTATCCAATCGGGCAGTTCATGGCGTTCATTTACCGGGATCGCTTGCGTCTGCTCGATAACGCCCAGTTCGTGCCCGGCTCGACCGTCGCCTACAAATATCAACCGTTCACGGCTGCGGCTGACTTCGATCTCGCGTCGATCCCGGCGAACTTTTACACCGTCATCGGCTTCGGCACCGTCCCGCTGCCGGTGCTCGCGCCGCCGCCCGGTCCTTTCAACGCCAGTGTTGCGGTAACGTGCAGCGCTGCGCCCGCTGGGTTCACGATCCGATATACCCGCGACGGAACGCCGGTCACGTTGTCGTCGTCCACATGGCCGGGCGGCGGCGCAGCGATCACGCTTAGCGCGTCGACCCTGATTCGGGTGCGTTTTATGGCTGGTAGCGGGCAGCAATCCGGCGAGATCCAAGGGCAATATACGCTCACGACCGGAACGCTGCCGACCGCGCAATGCAGCGCGCCGAGCTGGTTGTTCAGCGGAACGGTCGGCTCGACCAGCGGTAACATGACGTTGAGCGCGACCACGGCGGGCTCGACGATTCTTTACAGCTTGAATGGCGGCGCGAACACGACTTACACCGGACCGGTTTTCATGGCCTGCACCTCCGGCGGAGATGTGATTGAATTCTGGGCGACTAAATCGGGTTTGTTAGATTCCGCGCACACGATCGTCGATAACACAAAGCAGAAGCAATACGGAGGCACCGGGAGCAGCGGAGGACACCTGCCGCAGTGATTTTATGTTCAAGCATCGCTCGACCGTTGACGTGGTTGTGATCTTGCTCTCGGCGATGGTTTCGTTTACCATTTTCGCTGCGGCGATGGGAACGATCATCGGCAAGATCATCAATCCGAAAATGGAAACCACCAACGCCGCTGAACTCATCGCGAACACGATCACCACGGTGGTCGGCGCGCTCGTGGGTTTCATCGGCGGACGCGCCGTCGGACGCAACGAAGCGAACGGCGAAAAATGAAGCAGCACCATGTCACGGCAACGAGCTTCGCGGACCCGGACGACGTCGCCGCGTTCAAACGCTGCAAGGCGCAAGGCAAGTCGGACCAGGAATGCTTCAAGGTCGGCGATAACGGGGTCGGTTGTTGGGGCGATGATACGACGACATCTGAGCCGGCTTGCGCGCTTCCTCCGGAAGCCATGATCGCGAAGTGGGGCAGCGTGAAGGCCGCCAAACACAAAAAGGTTTTCGTCGCGGTGAAAGAGCGCGGCGTCACGTGCGTGCTCAAAGACCGATTGCCGCGCGGCGTCGAGAAGATCGACCTCAACCCCGGCGCGTGCACCGCGCTCGGACTCACGCCGCCGGTGAAGACGCGGGCGACTTGGGAATGGTTTTAACTCAACAAACGAAAGGAAAACAATGCCACTCAAAAAAGGCACATCGAAAGAAACGATAGGCAAAAACATCGGCGAGTTCCACAAAGGACCGACCTTCGCCGCGACCAAGGCGAAGTCCGGCAAGGAAGCCGCCGACAAGCAAGCGGTCGCCGTCGCGCTCAGCAAGGCGCGCGAGTCGGGCGCGAAGATTCCGAAAAAGAAATGACGCCGCCATGATTCACCAAATCTCACTGATCGTCGCCGCGATCCTGCTTCTGCTCGCCGGGCTCAACGTCGGGCACGAGCGCGTGTCGTTGGGCTGGATCGGCTTGTTCTTTTTCGTCGCCAGCTTCCTCGTCCATTGACGAACCGGCGCAGAACGCGGCTCGCCTCGCGGCGGTTCCGCGCGTCGTTCCACCAAAGGTTGATTCCCGAGGGGTGCGGGAAGAACAGGAACTCGTTGCCGTAGTCGCGGACCGTGCGCGAGAGGAAGGGGCCGGAAACGCCGAAGCATTTCCCGACCGCGCGCCCGAGCAGGACGAACCTCGTGTTCCGGCGCCTGGCCAGCTCGCGCGAAGCCTTCGAGAGTCCCTCGGGCACGCGGAACGCGTCGCCCTTGCCCGACTTGCCGTGGAACTGGGCGTTCAGGTTGAATCTCTCCGCGGCCGCGTAAAACGTCGCCTCGGGCATCCCAAGCATCTCGGCGAGCTTTCGGCCGACGCGACCGGCGCAAGCTTCCCGCCGACGGCGGCGCTCGGAAAGTCTCGCGGCGGCCCGGCTGGGTCCTTGACCGACGACCACGAACTTCTTCCGTTTCATTTCCACAAGATGTAGCCGCGCTCGCGCGCCTCCCTCGCGTGCGAGTGAATCCACTCGTGGTGCGTCTGGCAGACCGCCATCCAGAAAGAAACGTCGTTCAGTTTCTTCCCGGAGCGTCCAGCCTTGTGGTGCACGTGCCGGGAACGGAAAGAACAGCCCGAGAATTGGCAGAGCGGATAAGCGCGCAGGAACTTGCCTTTCAAGATCAGATAGTCGCCGAGCGCGATCCTCCGAGCGTCGCTGACGCGTTTAAGTCGGGTTCGCTTCGTCGCCGTTCCTTTCGTTTTCTTCGCGCCCGAAAAACGCGCCGAGCTTCTCCATTTCCCGCAAGTCCTCGAGCACGATCCGCTCGAGCTCCTCGCGCAGCCCGTAAGGCACGGTCACGTTCATCACGGCCAGATACCGGCAAACCTTGGCCACGATCCGGCGCGCGGTGGACCCGCTCACGCCCATTTGGCTATCTCCAAGAGCCGGGCGACGGCGCGCGCGTGACCGTATTTGGTCGCCAGATATCGGTAGACGAAATTGCCGACGCTGGCGTCCGGGTGTTTTTCCTTCCAGCCGGCGAGGTAAGCGGACATCAAAGCGACCATGAAGCGCGCGTTCTTTTGGTAGCGCTTGCCGAAACCCGCCGCGGACATTCGGAGCCGGTGGTTGAACGCGAGCGCGTCGACGTTCGCCTCGGACTTGCCGCGCTTCTCGAACTCGGAGCAGAGCTCGGCCAAGACGATGTCGGCGTCCTCGCGCTGCCAGTTCTCCCAACGGGTGCGGCTTCTTTTTCTCGTCATAAGAGTTGCATTTGGTCGGTTGGCGGCGGCTTCGGTTCTTCGCGGCGAACCCAACGCGGAAACGAGTCGGCGTCGATCGTGGAATCGTTCTTCAGCCTGAGCCCGTCCAACACGTTGCCGACGACGAGGAAACTTTCCCATCGCCGAAAATTGCGATAGGTCGGGCAGAGATCGGTCTTGAACCACTTCTTGTCTCGCGCGCCCTGAAAATAGACGCGGATGAAGGCGGTCGCGTTGTCCGAGCCGTTCTTTTGCGGGTCGATCTTCGTGATCTTAGCCGTGATCGTCATGTTTGCCCTCGATTTTTTGGAGCGACCGCGGAACCTCGCCGAGCAAACCGTGCTCGCGCGCTTCCCGGAACTGATCGAAATACCGGGCGGCGTTGAAGAACACGACCGCGCCGCTGCCGGTTTCCCCGACGTTGTCGGGATGGCGCGCGAACCAATCGACGAACGCTCGGGGCGGGTGCGGGTGCCAGTCGTGGTAAACGAACTGCGAGAAGTGGACCTTGCGCAATTTCTCGCCGCAGTTCGCGGCCTTGCAGAGCCGCCCGATCTTTTGCATCCGCTCGTGTCTGTTCATCGTTCTTCTCCGTAAAGGCGGTCTTCCATTTCTTTGCGCTCGCGTTCGCGCCGTTCCTCCCTCGGGTCCGGCGGGCGCGCGGGAGGTTTCGGGCGTTGGTTCTTGGGCTCGAACAGCCCGCGCCAGTTGTTGCGGATCGATTGGTCGAGGACCTCGAGCTGGTCGGTTTCCGAGAACTTCTTCAACCAGCGGACCTGAGCTCGAAACATCTTGTCCCAATCCTTCGGCGCGTGCCCCATGTCGCGCCGGACCTTGGTCCATTCGACGAACTTGGCGCGCACCCCCTCCCTCAACTCTCCCCCTATCTCATAAGCAGAAGCAGATGCAGATGCAGCGTTTTCAACGGTGTTAACCACGTTAACCTTTTTGTATTTAACATTCTTCAATTTCCTTCTGCGCTTCCGTTGATAATCCCTGAAGTATGAACGCCTTACCTCCTGGTCGCGAATGCTGCGATAGTGCCCGTAGTTGACGATTTGCCATCCCCAATCGCGCGCCGAGTCGAGAGGCACCAAACGCTTCCCCTCCTCGAGTTGTGATCTGCTGTTAACATCCGGTTGACACAATTCGTTCACATAGCGCCGCACTTGCTCCAGCGGAACGTTGGTCCGCCGGGCGATCGCCTCGACCGTCATGTCGACCGCCCCCGTTTGGTCCGCCAAGACCAGCAGGTCCATGAACATGCGGCGGCAGTTGTAGTCTTCAGCTATGCTGCTGTCGTAAATTTGCTCGAAGACCTTCGCGAACACGTCGTTCCTATTAAATACCGTATTTAACAGATGTAAACGATTTTTTTCCGGCCCGTGAATTTTGCCAACGGTTCGGTGTTTACATTTGCCATCCGTTGGGTATCGTCTCGAGCATTATGAGCAAAGCAATACTGAAGCAGAAATCGAAAAACCGCGTCGGCGCGCAGGCTGGGGTGTTCGCCGACCGGTTCAAAAACCCGAAAGCGAAACCCAACGGCGAGGCGGAGTTGGAATTCACGCAGCTGCAGCGCGGCCGCGTGACGTTCTACATCGTCGGCAAGACACCGCTGATCATGAACCGGATGAGCCAGAAGGTCATCCGCGGCTTGCTCGCGCCGCCTGGACCGAAGACCAAGGCGGAGAAGCAAGGCTCGATCAAGCACAACCCGCTCGAGGAGTTTCGGGCGAGCGCGCACACGCTGCGCGATCCCGAGGCGCCGACGTTGTTGGCGATGCCGGCGACGGCGTTCAAGGGCGCGTTGCGCGACGTGGCGGTCGACATCCCGGGCGCGGCCAAGGCGCAGATCGGCCGGTTGACCTACATCAACGAGGAATACGTGCCGATCTACGGCGCGCCGCAGCTCTTGATGAGCGTGGTGCGCAACTCGGACATGAACCGGACGCCCGACGTGCGGACGCGCCTGATCATGCCGCAATGGGCCGCCGTCGTGACGATCACGTTCCAAGTGCCGCTGCTCACCGCCACGCAGATCCGCGACCTGTTCGCGGCCGCGGGCGAGATCATCGGCGTCGGAGACTTCCGGCCGCAGAAGGGGCGCGGAAACTACGGGCAGTTCGTCCTGACCACCGCCGAGCACATCGAGCCGATCATGGCCGAGGGCGGCAGGGAAGTGCAAACGCAGGCGTTGGAAAAGCCGGGATTCTACGACGTGGACAGCGAAGAGTTGTTTATGTGGTATGACTTAGAGATGGAGCGCAGGGGCCGTTCCAAGAAGGACGGTGACGCGCAATGAGGCCGACCAAACTTCAAGAGCGCGACCGCAAGGCGCTGCGCAAGCTGGAAAAGGACGGAAGGTTGAACAAGCACGACGTCGTGGACGCCGCGCGCGACCCGAAGAGCGCGCTGCATCGGCACTTCACGTGGAGCGACAAAAGATGCGGCGAACTGCATCGGGCCGAGGAGGCGCTGTCTCTCATCGAAAGCTATCACGTTCAAATGGTGATCGTCGACCAAGTTATCGACGATCTTCCTTTTTACGTGAACGATCCGAGCAAGTCGGCGAAGGATCCCGGTCACATCGCGCTGCCGAAACTGCAGGAAGACAGGCGGCTCGGACTGATCGCGCTCCGAAACGAAGCGGAGCGGGTTCACTCGGCGCTGACGCGAGCGCGCGGCATAGCGGTCGCGCTCGGGCTGCAAAGCGAACTCGAAAACATGCTGATCGACATGTCGTCCATAGTTCAACGAATGAGGGCAGCCTAAACGAATGGGAGGAGGCAGACACGGCGCGGTTTGAGCTGGATGGGCTAGGTGGCTTGAGGAGAGGCATGGTGAGGCAGACAAGTCGTGGAAAACATGCACCGGGTTGGCTGGGTCGGGTATGGCAAGGCGCGGCAGACTTAGCGAGGCTTGGCTTGCCCGCTTTCTGGTCCGGTCGGGCACCGCGGCGCGAGGCCGGGCGAGGCAGGCAGGGTCCGGCCCGGCGAGGCCGAGGCGGGGTTTGGCAAGGCGCGGTATGGCTTGGCCGAGTGTGGCCCCGGCGCGGCGAGGCAGACGTGGAAGGACAGGACGCGGCGCGACATGGTCGGACTTAACTAAAAGATGGGCACGGAGGGTCAGAACACGGATGGGCGACGATAGTTGTGGCGACGCAGACGCGGTTCGATCCGGCGCGGTTAGGCATGGACTTGGCCGGGCTAGGCGCGGACAGTTCTCGCGGGGCGAGGCAGACAAGGACGGGCTGGGCCCGACGGTGGTTAGTCAAGCAGCGGCAGCGAAGGTCACGTTAGCGACCGGATGGGACAGAATCGGCGCGGCAGGTTTGGATAGGCGTTGTCGAGAATGGAGAGACACGGCACGGTTTGGCGAGGTGAGTCACGGCAGACGTGGTTAGATCCGGCGTAGCAAGGAATGTCATGACCGGACAGGATTCGGTTCGGCGGCGCAAACAAGGCAGGGACCGGTATGGTCGAACGAGAACTCGACTGGCGCGCAGTGAAATGAAAGGCTCGGACAGGCAGACGTGGCGAGACAAGTCGCGATTCTGGCCGCGAGAGGTCGGGCGAGAAGTGACCGGGCGCGACGAGGCAGACGAGGTCGGGCATGGTCCGGCGCGTCAAGAAAACGACCGGCATGGCGCGGGAAGATTAGGTAGGACGCGGCAGACGTGGCCAGGTTGGGCTCGGCAACGACGGATACGGGAAGGTGGGACATGGAACTTTCCGGCTTGGTAGACGCGGCAGACGTGGTTCGGTTCAGCGTGGCGTGGCGTGGTTCGGTTCGGCAGGCGAAAAAAAATTGGAGAGGAAAAAAAATGAAAGCAACGAAGTCGGAGATCAGCAAAGTGATGGCGTTTCTCGGCAGCAAGACGAGCGCGCGGAAGAAACGAAGCGCGCGCGCGAACGCGAAGCTGCCGAGGCCGCGGCGGAAAAGGCGGCGTCATAAGTGATTCGTAACCAGCCGCTTAAGCGATGAAATAATCGCGTTTTTTCGTTTACATTAGCCATCCGTTGGGTATATTGATGACTGATGAACACAACACAAGGTCAGACTGTTCGGGGCGAGGCCATGTTGCTTCGCCGTTTGGAGATCAACCTCAACCGCGCCATCGACAAATTCGTGGCGCTCGCGGATCGCTGGTTCTTCACGCCGATCCTGTTCAGGGGAGGCGACGCCAGCGACTTCTAAAGTGTGGTCAACTTCCGCGCTCACTCTGTCGAGCGCGGTCTGATGAACACAAAGCAAACCAAAATAGTAACGGGCGCACGCAAAGCGGTGCGCGTCAGTGACCCACTTCCGCAGACTTCACCTGATGTAGCTGCTGAAGTTGCTGAACGACATCAGGAAACGCTGCGTCACATAACGGACGCGGGCAATGCGCCGCGTGATATTTCAGATGGACTAGACGCAGCTATCAAAAAAGCTAGGGGTGACCGTCGCAAGTCTCTGATTTTGCTCAAGGAAGCGGAACAAAATAGAGCCTCTTGGTCACTAGCCAAAAAGCAAGCAAACTCGATTAACGTCAAGCTATCACAGGAAATTAATAGAGAAAACTGGCTAGAAATTTTAACATTAGCTTACGAATTAAAATCTCTAGCTTTCGAAAGCTATCATGCCGCAATCGCCCGCGCAGAGGAGGGCAAGTAATATGACGACACCAAAACAATCGGTAACGGACTCGGGCAATGCGCCGAGTAGCATAAAAGATTGGCAGAAGTCGCCAATGAGTAAGAAACGTGACCACATTCCGCCGACAGAATACAAAGCGATTCTGCGTCGGTTGCGCAAAGCGCAAAAAACAAACTCCGACCTTGCAGCATCACTCCGGGAAACCGGAAAAAGCATAGCCTCGGAATACGCTGAGGGAAGCGCGTTCGCCTTTTGGCAAGCCGCCCGAATCCTAACCGGAGAAGCAAAATGAGCGAGACACTCCAACTCTCGAAGGGCGGTGCAACTCGTTGTCCGCGCGGCGGAGCGGCGTTGCAAGTTTGGCAGCGCAAACAATGGGGCGATTAAAACAAACTTCGGTAGATACGCCTTCGGGTGTTCGGCTACCCCGCTTCGGTCGCGAATCCTTTGTGCCGCGCCGGAGCGGTAAGATGAACATGGAAGACAGACAGAAAGACGTGGACCCGCCACAGCAATGTGAGCATGGGTATTTAACCATCGGCGACGATGAATGTCCGGTTTGCCATCAAATCGGGATGCAGGAAATTCGCAACAACCAGATCAAGGAAGCGAGCGAGCAGCACTTCTACTGGTTCAACGAGGCGTGCAACGCCTTGGACCGGATGCGCGCGATCGCGTTCAACATGGCGACACAGGACGCGCTCGCGTTCTCGGAGGCCAAGAAGCAGTTCGACCTCGCGCGCAGCCGCTGCAAGGTCGAGTTCGAAATCCTGCACAAAGCGATGGTGGCGCGTTTGAGTGGCCATGAAACCGACGGTCCTGAGCTTATTCCCTAATGCGAGCGCGGAGTTCCAACGCCTTAACGCTGGTCTTGGACTACCGCCCGCCGAGCCTAAACCGGCTGCTCCAGAAGCACTGGTCGATCGCGCACCGCGAGAAGCGGCGAGCGATTCGCGCGTTAAGCTCAGCTATCTCGCGCGCATTGTGCGACCTCTCGACCCCGACAACCTGGCGGGCTCGACTAAATACATCACTGATGCGCTTGTCCGATGCGGCCTCGTGGATGGGGATTCGCCAGAAAAGATCGAGATCGCGTGGGCGCAAGAAAAGGTCGCTCACTACGACGAGGAAGCGCTCGTCATCACAATTTCGGGTCTTGAAAGAGACCGAAGTCGGAGCGCGGCAACCGACGAAAGCGCCGCAAAACCAAAAAACAGAAGGAAAATAAAATGATAGCAGGAATAACGCTGCCAGCTTTGGCGGCGCAGATCAAAAAAGAACACGCCGAGAAGCGCGACTTCATCGCGCCGACCACGCAGCTGAATTTCCGCGCCAACGCGGAACGCGGCGCGATCGAGTTTCGGCCCAACGGGGGCGCGGTGCTCACGGAACCGACCGAGCACTGCCTCGCGCAAATCTGCCAGCGAAGCGGAATCCCGAAGCCTTACGCCGACAGGATGCGCGGAGACAATGCCGAACTGCTCGCCACCAACATCAACTGGTGGTGGCAGCACAAGCCTGAAAAACGCATGCTTCGCACCTTTGTCAACGGCGACAATCGCGCCCGCGCGTTTCTCAGCGAACGGTATCGGCCGCTCGACAACTTCGACCTCGCCGAGGTCGTGTTGCCGCGCTTGGCCGACGTCGGCTGCGAGGTGCTGTCCTCGCAGATCACCGAGACGAGGCTTTACATCCAAGCGGCCACGCCGAAGATGGAGCTGGACCTGAACAAGCTCAAGACCAGTGGCATCAAGCTGCGCGACGTCGATCCGGTGCAAGCCGGGATCGTCGTGAGCAACTCCGAGGTCGGAGCCGGCTCGGTGCGCATCGAGGAGATGTTGTATCGGCTCGGTTGCTTCAACGGCATGATAACCGGACACGCGGTGCGGAGGTATCACGTGGGGAAAGGCCGCAGCGAATTCGCCGAGCTCGAGGAGGCGGCGCAATACTTCACCGACGCGACCCGTCAACTCGACGACCGCGCGTTTTGGGCGAAGGTCACCGACGTCGTGAACTCGGTGTTCGACATGGGCAGGTTCACAAGCCTCGCGCAAAAGTTCGCCGACACGGCGACGATTCACTTGCCGAGCCCGAGCGACGCGATGAAGACCGTCACGGAGCGGTTCCAACTCACCGAGCGGGAAAGCACGGGCGTGCTCGACCATCTGATCGCGGGCGGCGACAACACGCTGTTCGGGTTGGTCAACGCCGTCACCCGCACCGCCGAGGACAGCGAAAACTACGACAGGGCGATCGAGCTGGAACGCATGGGCGGCCAGATCATCGAGCTGCCGCAAACGGTTTGGGGGCGAAATTGAAAACGAAAACGTTGCCGTTGGAGCAAGTCTTGGCCGACGCCGGTTACGACGACCTCGGGCAGATGCTCGAAGCCGTCACCCTGGGAGACGCCAACGCCCCGACGCTCTGCGAGGAGGGCTGCGAGGTTGAGCCGGACGGCGTTTGCCCGCACGGACACAGGTCTTTGCTGCGCATGGCGGGCGTGATATGATGAGAGCGAACAGTTTGCTAGACTGAGTTGTGTTCATCTAGCACGCCGTGCCGCCGACCCCGCGTTACCGGGCGAAGTGGTGCGGCGTAAGATGAAAACAAACGCAGCGCATAGGCTCGTCAACCCTGCGGTTTCTTATAGAGAACGCAGTCTGATGAGCAAAACAAAACGACAACATGGAGGGCTACGGCCAGAGAACAGATGAGAACACTGGGACTAGAAGACATCGAGGGGCTCGCGCACGGCGAGTCGATCCCGCGCTTCGTCGGCAGGATAGACAAGGTGTGGGACCAGAAGGACGGCGAGGGCGAATACGGTCCGTGGTATCTGCAAAACATCGTCGTCCTGATGGACGGCGGCGAAAAGATGCAGGTCACCTGGACCGGCGAAGACGAGTTCGATCCGGACGAATGGGAAGGCAAGACCGTCGCGTTCGAATGCGGCGAGAACAAGCAGGGGAAACTTGTCGGCGTTATCCGCGACGTCCGCCACGGAAAGGACGGCAAAATCTACAAGGGCGTCAAGGTCACGCCGGCGGGAAAGATCAAGGTGATCGAGTCCGAGGACGGCGAACAGGCGAGGCCGAAAAAGAAGGCGGCGTCCGAGAACGGCAAGCAAGACCAGGCGAAGCAGCCGTCCGACCAAGAGAAGGTGCTGGAACACGCCAAGCAAGCCAGGCGCGTGTTCAGCGTGGCGTGGGGCGAGGCCGGCGGCGTGATCGGCGAGATCGTGAAGCGGAACGACCTCGAGGAGTTGAGCATCGCCGCGCTCTACGACCTGCACCTGCGCATCGCGCAGGGGTTCAGCATCGAGATCAACAAGATGATCAGAAAGGAGCGGTTTTGAGCATCCGGCGCGAAGCCACCTACATCTCGACCGACGTCTGGCGCGCCGCGTGGCTGATCGCGCGCGCGCGCGAACGCGCCTCGGTGCGCGCGGTGACCGCCGACGAAGTGATCGACGCGCTTCTGCGCGACGCGATCACGGATAAATATCCGCAGCTGTTGAAGCACAAGAAAGAGGTCGACGAGCTCGAGAAAAACCTGATCGCGAAGCTCGCCGCCGATTTCAGGAAGCCGGACGACGAAACGTGAAGATCGTGACGATCACCGACCTGCTCTACTCGATCCACCATCACCAGCATTACTTCGCCGCGCGCGCGGAGCGCCGGCGCAAGGTCATCACCGTGATCGCGGCGGTGATCTTCGTCGTGACGGTGGCGGTGGCGTTCGGGCAAGACGCAGCGTCGAAAACCCTTTTCCCCGTTCGTGTGCTCGACGAGCCGAAAAGCGCCGAAAGCATCGGAAGTGCTGGAAGCGCGAATTTAGGCACAGCGCGAGAGGGCACCCGGCGCGCCTTGCGCATACAAGGCAAGGACTCTCGCGGCGGAAGAAACGCGACTGAGCGAACGGCGAAACTGTCCGCTCAATTTTATGAAGAAAATACGAACAAGAATAAAGCGAGTGAACGGCAAGTTATATGGCCCATACTTCGAACTCCGACCAAAGAGGAAAAACAAAAGACGCTGGAAACCAACGCTCAAGAATCTGGCGAGGTTGGCTTTAAGAACGGCAGTCCGCAAAGGCAGAATAACCAAGCCGAGCGAATGCCAGATTTGCCTGAAGCAAGCTGCCCCGAAGCAGTTACACGGTCATCACCCGAATCACGAAAATCCGCTACAGGTGGAATGGGTCTGCCAAAGTTGCCACTTAAAACTCCACCCGCAATAAGCGGCGGGGAAAAACTTTTTTATATGATGAGCAACAACAACAACGAAAGGAAAAAGGTCACGCCGCGGCGGCCGTGAGGATCACCCGAGCTCGGGCAAGATCTCGACGACGTTGTAGGAGTTGTTCGGGAACGTGAGTTCTTTCCCGTTGGGAAAAGTCAGTTGCCATTCCTGCCGGTAAGTGCCGGCGACGGAGACGTCGCTCGGGACCGGGCTGTAATTGAAGCTCGGGCTCGGCGTGTCGGCGGTGTTGATCGTCCCGGCTTGGTTGATCGAGATCGGCGGCGTCACGGTTTGATTCGAGAGCAGGAACGCGACGGTGCAGCCGACGAGCTGCGCCGGCGTCATCGGGACGCCGTTGATCGACGGAAAGTCGTTGAAGACGATGTTGGTGTCGTTCTGCTTGATCTCGTAGCGCGTCATTTGGTCTGCGGCACTTTGAGCCCGCCGCCGGTTTTCGCAACGCCTAAGTTGCTCCTCGCTCCGGTGACCTTCAACTTCGAGCCCGCGATCCAGCCGACCAGGAATTGAAACTTGCCGATCGCGAACACGCCGACGAACGACAACGTCGCGCTGAACACCTTCGCGAGCTTGCGCTGAAACGCGCCCGCGAACGCGAGCGTCGCGGCGAACGTTTTGTTGAGCACTCGAGCGAACGCTCCGGTCATGTTGAGCGTTGCGGTGAACGTCCGCAGAACGAGCCGGAAGCGGGTCAGGATTGCCGCGCTCGAGAGAACCGCGGCGAATGCTTTGAACATGTTCTTCAGTAAAACCGCGCTGGGGGCGAAGGTGGCGGCGATTATCTTGAAGGTCCGGAGCGACTCAGCCGAGATGAAGCTTAGGTTCGCGGTCAGCGCCTGCGTGTAATGGTGCGCGCCGCCGGTTAGTTGCGTGCCGAGCCCGCCGATGAACGACAAGGTCGCCGTGAACGCCCGGCTGACGTGCTGCGTGATCGCGAGCGCGCCGATGAACGAGAGCACCGCGCTCAAATGTTTCGCGAGCGTGCGCGTAATTGCGCCGACGAAACTAAGCGTCGCACTGATCAGTTTGGCGATCTGACGGCTGATTGCGCCGGTGAACGAGAGCGCAGCCGTAAACACTTTGGCGATCTGTCGGCTGATTGCGCCGACAAAAGAAAGGACCGCCGCCAACTGCTTGAGCGTCTTGCGAGTGAGTGCGCCCGTGAAACTCAGAACAGCGGCGACGGCCTTTTGCGTTAGCTTAACCAAGCCGCCCGCAAATGAAAGCGTTGCAGTAAGCGCCTGCGCGTAATGATGAAACCCGGCGGTGACAAGTGCTCCGGTGAATGAGAGTGTCGCTGTTAATGCCAGCGTCGAGTGGTGAACGGCGGCGGTCGCCATCGCACCGACAAACGAAAGCGTGGCA